AAACTCCAGTGAAGATATAAAGCAAGCGCACGCTGCAGCTATAGAATCATACATAGAAACTTGTGTTGGACGAACAGAAGCCGGTTATGGAGATATGTACTTTCAAAGAACATTAGAAGACTGGGGTAAATTTAATATAAACAATAGAACAAAACACGATGCTTCTATAAGTTCAGGATTAGCGATAATGGCTTGTAACAAAAACTTATATTCACCGGTTAGTCCAGTGCAAAAAAAGGTTTACGATTTAGGAATTAAAAGATATGACAATAGAGGTTCTACGTCTAAAATATTAAGATAAATGAAAATACAAACAAATACCGATAGTTCTTTCCCTAACCAGGTTGTTAGCGACGAAGTAAAAGCCAGCTACGATTACGGCTTACAAGTCTCTAGAGCTATTGAACAGGAATGGTTCAATCAAGGAAGAGGTAATGGTAATAGATACTTAAACAATTGGAATAGCTTTCATTCATTACGGTTATATGCAAGAGGAGAGCAGTCAATACAAAAGTATAAAGATGAGTTGTCTATAAACGGCGATTTATCTTATCTTAATTTAGATTGGAAGCCGATACCAGTTATATCAAAATTTGTTGATATTGTTGTAAACGGTATGTCAAATAAATCGTATGATATAAATGCTTTTGCTCAAGATCCATTTTCTGTAAAAAGCAGAACTGATTATGCAGCAGCCGTTGAAAAAGATATGAATACCAAAAAAGCTTTGTTAAACATAAAACAAAACTTAGGTATGGATTTTTCAACAACAGGAGATTTAGAAAGCTTACCTGAAAACAGAGAGGAATTAGATATACATTTACAAATGACTCCTAAGCAAAACGTAGAGATTGCGGAAGAAGAAGTTATAAATAATGTATTAGCTTTTAATAAATACGAGCAAACTAAAAAACGTGTAGCTCACGATTTAACCACTATAGGTATTGGAGCTGTTAAAACATCATTTAACAAAGCCGAAGGTATAGTTACTGACTATGTTGATCCTGCTAATATGATTTATTCATATACAGAGGATCCAAACTTTGAAGATATATATTATGTGGGTGAGGTAAAATCTATATCGCTAGCAGAACTTAAAAAGCAATTTCCAACGCTATCACCATCTGAATTGGAAAAAATACAAGATATGCCTGGTAATTCTCAGTATGTAACAAACTGGGGAAACTACGATGCTAATACCATTCAAGTTTTATACTTTGAATACAAAACATATTCAGACCAGGTATTTAAAATAAAGAAGACAGATCAAGGATTAGAAAAGACGTTAGAAAAACCTGACACATTTAATCCTCCGGCTAATGATAACTTTGAAAGAATATCTAGAACAATAGAGGTATTGTATTCAGGCGCAAAAGTATTAGGTACAAATATTATGTTAGACTGGAAGCTGGCAGAGAATATGACAAGACCTACAGCTGATACTACAAAAGTAATGATGAATTACTGTATATCGGCACCTAGAATGTACAAAGGACGTATAGAATCTATAGTTAGTAAGATTACCAGCTTTGCTGATATGATCCAAATAACGCATCTTAAATTACAACAAGTAATGTCTAGGATAGTACCAGATGGTGTATTCTTAGATATGGATGGGTTAGCTGAAGTTGATTTAGGTAATGGTACAACATACAATCCGGCTGAGGCATTAAACATGTACTTTCAAACAGGTTCTGTTGTAGGTAGATCACTTACGCAAGACGGCGAATTAAATAGAGGTAAAGTACCTGTGCAAGAATTATCATCTTCGAGCGGTCAAGCAAAAATACAAAGTTTAATCGGCACATATCAGTATTATTTACAAATGATAAGAGATGTAACCGGCTTAAATGAAGCAAGAGACGGTAGCACACCTAATAAAGATTCTTTAGTAGGTCTACAAAAAATGGCAGCTAACGCATCAAACATTGCAACTAAGCACGTATTAGATTCTTTGTTATACTTAACAGTAAGAACTTGTGAAAATATAAGTTTAAAAGTAGCTGATGTTATCGAAAACCCTTTAACAGAAAATGCTTTAACAAACGCTATAAGCACATTCAATACAAAAACTCTTGAGGAGTTAATGAATTTACAGTTGCATGACTTCGGTATTTATTTAGAGTTAGAACCGGAAGAGGAAGAAAAAGCTTTGTTAGAGCAAAACATACAAGTAGCTTTACAAACACAAGCAATAGCTTTGTCTGATGCAATTGATATTAGACAAATAAAAAATATAAAGTTAGCCAATCAATTCTTGAAGCTTAGACAAAAACAAAAAATAAAAAGAGAACAAGAACAACAACAAGCTAACATTCAAGCACAAGCGCAAGCAAATGCTGAAGCATCTGAAAAAGCTGCAATGGCTGAGGTGCAAAAACAACAAGCACTTACTCAGGAAAAAGTAAGTATAGAGCAAGCTAAGTCGCAGTTTGAAATACAAAGAATGCAAACTGAAGCTCAAATAAAAAGAGAGTTAATGGCTGAAGAGTTCAACTTTAATATGCAGCTAGCTCAAGTAAGAGCAAATGCGGACGGAGCTAAGGAAAAAGAAATTGAAGATAGAAAAGATAAAAGAATAAAAATGCAGGGATCCCAACAGTCCGAGTTGATACAACAAAGACAAACAGAGGGATTACCTAAAAACTTTGAATCATCAGGAAACGATGTGTTAGGTGGATTCGGGATAGAAGAATTCGGCCCTAGCTAATAAACAATTATTTAATTATATTATATTATGTCAGAAGTAAAACAAGAAGGGGATTTTAAAATTAAATCCAAGAAAACAAGCCCTAAAAAGTTAGGCAACCAATCTAACGAACCTATAAAGGTTAATATAGACGAAGTGAAAGAACCAGTAGCTGAAGAAGTTGCTAAGGTAGTAATATCAGAAGTTAAAGAAGACGTAGTTGAAGAACCTGTCGTAGTCGTTAACGATACACCAGACGATACCGCCCAAGATGGTATTATAGAAATTGTAGATGAAGAACCCGCTCAAGAGCCTGAAAAAGTTATTGAACAACAACCTCAGCCAGTAGCTGAACAAAGAGTGCTACCAGAAAACATAGATAAACTTGTTACTTTTATGGAGGAAACAGGTGGATCAGTGGAAGACTACGTTAGATTAAACGCAGACTACTCAAATGTTGATGATAAAACATTATTAAAAGAATATTACAAACAAACAAAACCTTATTTAGAATCAGATGACGTTAGCCTACTATTAGAAGACTACGACTATGACGAAGACATAGATGAGGAAAGAGATATACGCAAAAAGAAAATTGCGTTTAAAGAAGAAGTTGGAAAAGCTAAAAGCTTTTTGGAAAAAACCAAGAGTAAATATTACGACGAAATCAAGTTGAGACCCGGCGTTACTCAGGAACAACAAAAAGCAACAGAGTTTTTCAACCGATACAAAGAAGATCAGAAGATAGCTGAGCAACAGCATTCGGACTTTAAATCAAAAACAAATGATTACTTTACTAATGAATTCAAAGGTTTTGACTTCAATGTAGGTAAAAAGAAGTTTAGATATGGTTTACAAGATCCTAATAAAGTTGCAGAGAACCAATCAAGCATTAACAATTTCGTAGGAAAGTTTCTTGACGAAAGCGGTAATATAAAAGACACGAAAGGTTATCACAAAGCTATTTATATCGCTTCAAATGCTGACAAGATTATTAATCATTTTTATGAACAAGGAAGAACAGATGCTACTAAAGAAATAGTTAGCAATTCTAAAAATCCAAGTACAGAGCCAAGGCAAACTAGCTCTAGTGAGTTTGTAAACGGAATAAAAGTTAAGTCAATAAGCGGTTATGATTCTTCTAAACTTAGAATTAAAACAAAAAAATTTAACTAAAAAAATTAAAAAATTATGGCAAATGTAAGCCCAGCGTTTGGAAGCTTAATCCCAACGCAAAAAAAGCAAGCCTTAGAAGGCAATTATTTAAACTTTACTGATGGAACGAATGATTTCGCACAGCAGTACTTACCAGAAATCTATGAAGCTGAAGTAGAGCGTTATGGAAATAGAACCTTAGGTGGTTTCTTAAGAATGGTAGGAGCTGAAATGCCAATGACTTCTGACCAAGTAGTATGGTCTGAACAAAATAGATTACACATTTCTTACGAGAACGTAATAGCAACTAATACAGGTGCTGTAGGATCAAAAGTTTCTACTTTAACTATTCCAGTAGGAGCTGGTATTGAAAACGTTGTATCTCCTGGTTCTACAATTGTAGTGATGAATCCAGCAAATGGAGCAGAATTAAACTGTTACGTTGTTGCTTCTGGAGCTACTCCTGGTAGTGCATTAGGTGCAGGTGTATTAACTGTAGCACCTTACTCACAAGAAGCCTTAGATGGAACTGGAGCAGGAGCTGCTGAAGTAGATTTAGTAACTGGTGGACCAGCCCTTAAGATTTTCGTATACGGATCTGAGTATGGAAAAGGAACTGGAGATGCTAACAGAGTTTCTGTAACACCTTCTTTCACTCAATATTCTAACTCTCCTATTATCATCAAAGACAAGTACGCAATCAATGGATCTGACACTGCTCAGATTGGATGGGTTGAAGTAGCTACTGAGTCTGGTCAAGGAGGTTTCTTATGGTACTTAAAAGCTGAGTCTGAAACAAGATTACGTTTTGAAGATTACCTAGAAATGTCTATGGTAGAAGGTGAATTAAAATCTGGAAGTTCAACTACAACTGCTAGAGGTACTGAAGGTCTTTTCGCTGCTGTTAAAAGCCGTGGAAATGTATTAGTAGACTTTACTGCAACAACTGGTTTAGCTCAGTTTGATTCAATTCTTAAAAACTTAGATACTCAAGGAGCAATCGAAGAAAACATGTTATTCTTAAACAGAGAAACTTCTCTAGACTTTGATGATATGTTAGCTGGTGTAGGGCAAACAGCTGGAGCTGGTGCTTATTACGGTGGTGGTAGTTCTTTTGGTGTATTTGAAAATTCTGAAGAAATGGCATTAAACTTAGGTTTTTCTGGATTCAGAAGAGGTTCTTATGACTTCTACAAAACTGACTGGAAATACTTAAACGACGCTTCTACTCGTGGAGGTGTTGCTGATGCTGGAATCGAAGGAGTATTAGTACCTGCCGGAACTTCTACAGTTTACGATCAAATATTAGGAACTAACATCAGAAGACCTTTCTTACACGTAAGATATAGAGCTTCTCAAGCTGATGATAGAAGAATGAAAAACTGGATCACTGGATCTGTAGGTGGCGCAGCTACTTCTGATTTAGATGCAATGGAGGTTCACTTCTTATCTGAAAGATGTTTAGTGACTCAAGCGGCTAACAACTTTGTGTTATTCACAGACTAGTACCGATTAAATTAATGTAGTAGTTACCCTTGTTGAACTGACAGGGGTAATTATTACTCTTATTAAAAATTTTATTATATCATATTATGGCAGCAAATGCAAACAAGACTACAGCTAAAAAGCCTGTAGCAAAAAAAGAAATAGTACAAGAGCAAGAAGTAATGACTGCTCCAAAGAAACAAGAACCAGCTAAACCAAGCTGGGAAATAAAGGATAGAATGTATATAGTTATAGGTCAAGCACCATTAACATTAACAATTTCATCCAAACATACATCAAGACACCCTTTATTATATTTTGATAAAGAAAAAGGTCTTCAAAGAGAACTTAGATACGCAACAAATCAAAATTCTCCTTTCATAGATGAGCAAAACGGTCAAGCAACATTAGGACATATAATGTTTAAAGACGGCGCTTTATATGTTAAAAAAGAACAACAGAACTTACAAAAATTACTATCTTTATATCATCCTTTATTAGGCAATAAATACTACGAACACAATCCAGTAGCTATAGCTGAAGATGAATTAGAAGATTTAGAAGTTCAAATAGATGCAATGATGGCAGCTAGAACAATGGATGTTGATGACGCTGAGGCAATACTTCGTGTTGAATTAGGATCTAAGGTTTCAAGCATGACAACTAAAGAATTAAAGAGAGATCTTTTATTATTTGCAAAGAGAAACCCAGATCTATTTATGGAGTTAGCAAATGATGATAACGTTCAATTAAGGAACATAGCTATAAAAGCTTCTGAAATGGGTATTATCAAATTGTCACAAGATCAAAGAACATTTACTTGGGGATCAAACGGTAGAAAATTAATGACTGTACCTTTTGATGAAAACCCATACTCTGCAATGGCAGCTTACTTCAAGACCGACGAAGGTGTAGAAGTTTATAGGTCAGTAGAGAAAAACTTAGAATAACATGTAATATTAATATTAGCTGGTCACTTATTGTGGCTGGCTGGTATTATAATAAAAAAATAAATAATGGCTATAAATGTAAATACAGTGTATCAAACAGTTCTGTCTATACTAAATAAAGAACAGAGAGGTTTTTTAACACCTGCAGAATTTAATAAGCTAGGAGCACAAGTACAATTAGATATATTTGAAAAGTACTTTGAGGATTTAAACCAACAAATAAGAATTCCTCAAGCTGACGCAGACTATTCTGATAGAGTTATGAATGTTGATGAAAAACTAGCTATATTTAAAACGTTTGGTACAGCTACATATAACAATTCTAGCAACCCAAACCTAAGATACTTTTCCCTTCCAACTCAAGATGCTTATGGCGCTGATGTAGACTTTTACAGGCTAGGTGTCGTTACTTACAAAAACAATAAAGGCGAGATAACAGAACTACAAAGACTTTCAAAAACAGAATTTTACAACATAGAAAGATCTCAACTTACTAAAGCAACAGAAAAATTTCCTACTTATCTATACGAAAATAGAGGTAATATAAACATTCCGGGGACTCAAATAAACAACAGTCTTCAAAATGTTATGTACGTTAATCCAACAACTATTACAACTAATATAGATGTAGATTACATAAGAAAACCTATAAATCCTATATGGGGATTTACTACAGGTAATAGAGGTCAATACATATATAACAATAATTATTATGATCCAGCTAACGGCACAGGCTCTATAAATTTTGAGCTGCATGAATCGGAACAAGTTAATGTTATTTTAAGAATATTAGCTTACGCAGGTATAATAATAAGAGACCCTCAAATAGTGCAGGCTGCCGCAAGCGAGGTTCAACAAAAAGAAATAAACCAAAAAACATAATAAAATATGTCTCTACCAAATGGTGGTTTAATAACCGAAAACAATCAGCAATATTACGCAGGTGTACAAAAGTTTCTATCTGCAGCTGGTACAGGTCAAGCCTTTACTACTACGTTTGATACAGACTTAGTACTTGGCAGCTATGACCCGTTACAACCAAACTACGCTTTAAATAACTTCAAATTATACACCGCAAATGCCGGTGTTTTAACATATACAGAATATACTTCAGCTTATACTGTATCAGGTAATACTATAACGTTCACAGGTAATTTAGCAGCTAACACAAGTGTGGTTGTTCAATTAAAAATATTAAGCGGTGGTGAATACGGAAACAGGGATGCTTATGGCAACACTGTCGAAGAAAACTATGGTAGCTACGGTTATATATCTTTACAAGATATAATAAATAATTTTCAAATAGCTTATGTTGGTGTTGGTAAATTAATACCTAATGCTAAAAGAAGTGATATAATATTTCATGCTAAGCGAGGATTACAGGAATTTAGCTATGATACATTAAAAAGCATCAAATCACAAGAATTAAATATACCACCTGAGTTAAGTGTTGTAATACCACAAGACTATGTAAACTACACAAAGGTATCTTGGATAGATCAGTTAGGTGTTAAAAGACCTATATATCCTGCAAACAACTTAACTACAAACCCATTTGAAAATCCTATACAAGACGCTAAAGGTGTACCGACGCAAGATAACTTTGGCAACAATGTTGAAGGAACATCGATAACAGAGGAAAGATGGAAAACAGCAGATGATACTTTAATAAATCAAGACAACCCAGAAGATTTATATAATCAAGGATATGACAGTTGGGGATGGGATGAGCAACTTTTAGGTCAAAATTACGGATTAGATCCCCAGTATGCTCAAGTAAACGGATGGTTTACTATAAATAACAGAGAGGGTAAAATGTCTTTTTCAAGCAATTTAGCTGGCGCACTTATAGTTTTAGAGTATATATCTGATGGATTATCTTCTGATATGGAAACTAAAGTACCTAAGCTAGCGGAAGAGGCTTTATATGCTCATATAAGCCACGCTATCATAGCTTCTAGGATAAACCAACCTGAATATATAGTTAGAAGATTAAAGCAAGAGAGAAGCGCTAAATTAAGAAACGCTAAATTAAGATTATCAAATATAAAACTTGATGAAATAGTTCAAGTAATGAGAGGTAAATCTAAATGGTTAAAACATTAAATTAAATGGCTAGTTTTAAAAATATTTTCATAAAGTCTAAGATGAATAAAGATCTTGATGATCGATTATTACCTCAAGGCGAATATAGAAATGCAGTAAACATCCAAGTAAGTAAGTCAGAGTCTGAAGATGTTGGGGCATTAGAAAATGTGTTAGGTAACGAAATGGTTGTTGATTTTGGATCGGTAACCGGAGAGACAGACGTAATATGTATAGGCTACTTGGTTTCCGAAGTAAATTCTAGTATTTACTTCTTTCTAACGAACAATACTGTTGCAAACAATCCTACAGGCATTTACGATAAAGATGCTAAAAACTTTATAACTAGATCAATAATATCACCTAATACTTCAATACAAAATACAATATTAGTAGAAGGAGCCTTTTTAAACTTTTACGAAAACAACCCAATACACGGCATAAATCTTCTTGAAGATCTTTTATTTTGGACTGATAATAGAAACCAACCTAGAAAAATAAGGGTTAGTGCTGCTGCTGATGATGTTACTTATTACAGTATGGAAGACACAATATCTGTAGCTAAGTATATGCCTTATAAAGCGCCTGAGCTTTGGCAAGAAGCAAGCGTAGCTAGTACCTACGAAACAACTATGAAAGATGTTGTTAGTGAGTATTTACCAAATGGTACAACAGCTAATCCATATTATAATGCTGGTTACCAAGGAGATCCTGATTATCTTGAAGATAAATTCGTTAGGTTCAGTTATAGATTTAAGTTTGATGACGGTGAATATTCTGTATTTGCACCGTTCACGCAAGAGTGCTTTATACCTAAACAAGACGGTTATTTTATGTACACTAGCGACGACGACAATGATATGTCTGCGGCTTATAGAAGTACTATTGTTGACTTCATGGAAAACAAAGTTAATCAAATAGATTTACTTATAGACTTGCCTACAAATGGAAATCCAAATATCACGACAACTTTAGAAAATGTAACTAGCCAGTTTAAAATAACTGAAATAGAAATACTATATAAAGAATCAGACGGGTTGGCTGTTATGGTAGTGGATG